GGAAGACACCTGTATCAGGTCGCCGTTCCTGCCGGGTACCTGGATGCGCTGGATATCCGGCTGCGGCCTTTTCCAGGTGTCTTCCCCGGAAATCGTCAGGCCATAGTCCCGGCTTACCATGCCGTTATAGATGAATTCATGCCTCATACGCCGACCGCCGCCTTCCTCCTCATCAGATTATTGTTGATCCGGTACTCGATCTCGTCCGCCAGCGCCCGGATGTCCTGGTTCTCCTTCTGGTAGACATTGATGTTCACGCCGCCATAATTGATAGTGGTCTGGTTCGCCATGGATGCCACAGCGTTCCGGATCATTTCCATCAGGCTCTGCGTGCCCACAACCGCCTCGGATCCTGCCTCACCGCCCGCAAGCAGCGTGTTCCCCTTCTGCCCGAAAATGGTCGGACTGTTCAGGATCATACCGTTCTCCATGGCCTTCTTGTACCAGCTCACGGAGAAATGCGGGATGCTCGGCGGGTTCAGGCTGAAGCTGCCCGTAATGGAAACATGCGGGAGCTTGAGCCTCGGCAGCGACCAGGAAAAGTTGAACTTGCTCCGGATGGACTGGATCAGGTTGGACACCGTCTGGCTTGCCGACTGCAGCGCATTGGAAATACCCTGCTTAATGCCGCCGAAAATGTTCGTCACAGACTGCTTCGCCGCGTTGAAGCCCGTGGAGATCGTGTTCTTCACGCCGTTGATGATATTGCTGGTCGTGGACTTCACGGAATTCCATGCGTTGGAGACAGAATTCTTGATGCCGTCCAGGGTGGTCGAAACACTGGTCTTCGCCGCCTCCCATCCCGTCTTGATGCCGGACTTGATGCCCTCCATCACCGGGGAGATGGCCGTCTTGATATTGTTCCAGCCCGTGGACACATTGGTCTTGATGCTGTCCACAATGGTGCCGACCGATGTCTTTGCGGCATTCCACTTCTCAGCCAAGCCGTCTTTAATACTGCCTGCAGTTGTTGCGACGGCATTTTTGATGCCCTCCCATTTCTCAGAAATGCCGGACTTGATGGTATCCACCGTACTGGTCACAGCGGTTTTCGCCGCTTCCCACTTTTCGGAGATGCCCTGTTTCAGGCCGTCCATCACGCCGCTGACCTTATCCTTGATGTTCGTCCATACCGTGGAGACCTTGTCCTTGATGCCGTCCACAAAGCCGCCGACAGAGGTCTTGATATTGTCCCAGGTCGTGGAGACAAAGGTTTTTGTGCCATTCCAGACGTTTTCCGTCGTGGACTTGATGGCATTCCATCCTGTCTCCACGCCGCTTTTGATTCCGTCGATGGTCGAGGAGACCGTGGACTTGATGCCGTCCCAGATGCCGCCGAAAAATCCGCTGATCCCGTTCCAGACGGTTTCGGACACGCTCTTGATCCCATTCCATGCATTGGAGATGCCCGTGCTGATTGTGGAAGTGACTGTGCTTACTGTATTCTTCAGCCCATCCCAGATGCCGGAAAAGAAACCGGAGATCCCGTTCCAGACAGTTTCAAAAGTCGTTTTGACCACATTCCATGCCGTGGATACGGTTGTGCCAATGACCCCGGTTACGGTCGCAACGACTGTCTTTATGCCATTCCAGATACCTTCAAAAAAAGACTTGATCGCGTTCCATACAGTTTCGAAGATGCCCTTCACAGTGTTCCATGCCGTGGAAACAGTATTGGATACTGTTGCCGTTGCTGTGGATACCGCCCCGGTAATCCCGTTCCAGATTCCCTCGAAGAAGGATTTGATGCCTTCCCAGATGCTCTTGAAGAAACCGCTCACGGCATTCCAGGCTGTGGTAATCGCAGTGCTTACAGCAGTAACCGCCGTAGACACAGCCGACTTGATGCCTTCCCAGATGCCAATGAAAAAGTTCTTGATGGCATTCCATACGGTTTCAAAAACCGACTTGATACCTTCCCAGAGCTTCCCCCAGTCGCCGTCGAACTTATCCAGCTCAACACCGAAGATGGAGAGGATTGCCCGGACGGGAGCAAGCAGGCCGTTGATGACCCCGGTGAACAGGTCGGAAATCCCCTGCAGGAACGTGCCCCAGTCGCCGTCCTTGAAGCCTTTGATCAGGCCCACGATGACCTGGATCACGCCGCCCACAATGTCGATGATGCTTTCAATCGTGTCGCCGATATTCTGGATGACCGCCGTGACGATGGGTTCCAGCGCGTTGCATAGCCAGTCCCAGGCCGCCGAGATCGCCTTGCCCAGGTCTTCAAAGTTAAAGCCGAGAGAGTTGATAGCATCCGTGATCTTCTGCGCCACCGCCTGGAATTTCGCCTTCACACTCTCCCAGATGGCCGTCACCTTGTTGCGGAATTCCTCGTTGTTCTTCCAAAGATGCACAAAGGCCGCCACAAGCAGCCCAATGACCGCGATGACAGCCACAACCGGTGCGGAGATACCACTGATAGCCGCGGCAAGCTTCCCTCCTGCCCCGACACCCAGCTTTGCCTGGTTGACGAAGGTCAGGATGCCTTTGCCAAGGGAAGATATGGCCTGCAGCCCTTTACCGACCCCGGTTGTCAGTTTCCCGACCACAAGCAGCACGGGGCCGATGGCAGCCGCGAAAGCCGCAATCTTGATGATGGTGTTTCTCGTCCCCTCGTCCATCTGCTGGAGCTTTTCCACAAACGCCTGGATCTTGCTGACGATGTTGCGGATGGTGGGCATCAGCGCATCGCCGATCTGGATGGCAAGCTCCTGCAGGGCGGATTTCAGGATCGTGATCTGCCCGGAGAGGTTATCCTGCATGGTCGCCGCCATGTCCTCCGCGGCGCCGTCGCAGTTGTCAATGGCGCTGGTCAGCTTCTCAAAATCCTCATCCGAAGCATTGATGATGGCAAGCCAGCCCGCCATGGAGTTTTTACCGAAAATAGCCGATGCCGCCGCAGCCTGCTCGGACTCGGACAGGTTCCCCATCTTCGCTCTCAGGTCGATCATGGTATCCCGGAGGTTGATGGAGCCGTCGTCATTCTGTTTCAGGCTGATGCTGTACTTGTCCATGTACGTCTGCATCTGCTTGGTGGGCTTCGCCAGGTTGGTAAGGCCAGTACGAAGGGCCGTACCGGACTGGGAAGCCTTGATGCCGGCATTCGCCATAAGGCCAAGGGCAATGGACGTGTCCTCAGCGGAAATGCCCAAAGCGCCCGCCACAGGAGCCGCGTACTTGAACGACTCGCCGAGCATACTGACGTTTGTGTTCGCATTACTGCTTGCCGCCGCCAGCACGTCCGCGAAATGCCCGGAGTCCTTTGCCTGCAGACCGAATGCGGTCAGGGCGTCAGTAACAATGTCCGATGTGGTCGCCAGGTCTTCGCCGGAAGCCGCCGCGAGGTTCATGATGCCCTCGATACCATCCAGCATGTCCCCGGTCTTCCAGCCTGCCATGGCCATGTAATTGAAAGCGTCAGCGGCTTCGGATGCGGAGAACTTGGTCTTTGCTCCCATCTCACGGGCTTTCTCCCGCAGGGCATCAAACTCTTTCCCCGTTGCGCCTGACACAGCCGCCACCTGGCTCATGGAGGCATCGAAATCCGCCGTAGTCTTAACCGCAGCCGTGCCGAGGGCCACAATGGGGGCTGTCACATACCGGGTCAAAGAAGAGCCGACAGAAGACATCTTGCCGCCGACATTCTCCATCGTCTTTCCGACAGAATCTATCTTGTTCAGCGCCGTATTGGCTTCCGCGGCTTCACGGGCGAGCTTTTGAAGCTCCTGCTCCGTTTCGATGATCTCCCTCTGCAGGGCATCGTACTTGTCCTTGCCGAGGTCGCCGGATTCCATCTGCTGCTTTGCCTGTTCCTGAGCCTGTTTCAGGGCATCCAGCTTTTCCTTGGTGGCGCTGATCTTTTCCTTGAGTAACCCCTGCTTCTGGGACAGTAGTTCCGTATGCGAGGGATCCAGCTTCAGAAGGCGCTCCACGTCCTTCAGCTGGGATTGCGTATTTTTGATGGTCGTATTGACCGATTTGAGGGCCTTTTCGAGACCTGTTACATTACCGTCGATCTCGACAGTAATTCCCTTTATCCGCGAACCTGCCATATGGGCTGCCTCCTTTCATTTTCCAAAAATTTAACTTGCAATCTTCGCCCATCCGGACTATAATATGGTCAGAAAGACCACCATGGTCATTATGGTCATTTAGGAGGTGAACCATATGCAAGTAAACGTAGTTGAAGCAAAGAGGGATTTTTCCAAGCTGATGCGCCTGCTTGAAACCAAAAAGGAAGAATCCATCTTTGTAGCCAGGAACGGAAAGCCCGTGATCAAAATGACCTTTGTCGAAGAGACCCCCGTTTCAAAGCGCATTGGCGTAGCAAAGGGAAAATTCAAAGCGCCGGACGATTTTGACGCGGCCAACGATGAGGTCTACGCAATGCTGACAGGAGGATCGCTATGAACATCCTTCTCGATACCCACATTGCTATCTGGGCCATCACAGACGACAAACGCCTGACAAAAAAAGCCCGTGACCTGCTTCTTGATCCGGGCAACAACCTGTATTACAGCGCCGCTTCTGTGTTTGAAGTAGACATCAAAACAAAAAGCAGGAAGAACAACCTTGAATTCACAACGGATGATTTTGTTGAGATGTGCCATGAGGCTGGTTATATACACTCGCCGCTCAAAGAGACCCATCTGATGGCCGCAAACAAATTGATCTGGGAAGGCGAGGGAGAGGAACACAAAGAACCTTTCGACCGCATTCTCCTTGCACAGGCCATGACTGAAAACATGCATTTCATGACCAGCGACGGAAAGATCCCCAGTTTTAAGCAGAACTGCGTCATAGCGGTTTAAGAATGACCCGCCCAGGCATTGAGCTTGAGCGGGTTTTTCATTCCTAAAATGCGTCGAAATCTTCCTGGGAGGCGGTATATGCGTAGTCCGTGCCGTCGTTCCCTTTTTCCGTCCAGATATCCATCACGAGACCGATCGTGAGAAGGTCGAGATCAGGAATGGATATCCCGACCTCCATGCACCGGAGTAGAAACAGCGGCGTCGTCAGTTCACGCTCGGTCTTCCTCAGTTTTTTCTCGCGTTCACGTCAGTGAAGAGGTTCGATCCCCACAGCTCCAGGATTTCCGGCAGGACCTCGTAGATGGAGAACATCTCGAACTGGTCAAGCCACTCGTCAATGGTGCCGGGGATCGTGGGATCCGCGTGCTTCGCCATGCAGTAGGCGACGTTCTCGAAAATCTCCAGGTCATCCAGCTCCATATTCTGGGAGCCGTCCGGGTTTTCCGAGTAGGACTTCTCCAGCTTGGTCAGGTCCTTGAAGATGTCACGCTTGAAAAGGATGCGGTACATCCTGGGGATAGCCGCGGAACTTTTGAAGGTCACTTCCCTATCCCCGACAGTCACAGTTTTCGTAAGCATAGCCGCTGCCCTCCTTTATCAGCCCGCCGCCTTGGTGACGGTAATGTTGTACGTGGTCGTAGTCAGCCCGGTCTTGGATACCGTGATGGCTACCGTGTTCGCGCCGTTGTTCCAGTTCGCCGCAGCCCCGCTTGCCACAGTACTCCCGTTGACCTCAATGGACACATCCGCGCCGTTCGCGGCGGTCGCCGTGATCACGTCAGAAGCATTGCTCGTGGACGCGGTATAGGTCGTGCCATTCGAAGAGAAGCTCGGAGAAAGAGCCAGGCTCCCGATGCTCAGAGTCGCCAGCCTCGCCGCACTGATGGACGGGATGTACACCGCGTCATACCAGGCAGCGTAGGCAGCCGCCGTGGTGCCGTCCCCGGTACGTGCCTTGATCAGGCCGTCATCCCTCGGGTCAGCGGACAGGGAAAGCGTCTCCGTCCCAGGCTCGATGTTCTCTTCCTTGGTCTTGGAGTCCACAGTCGGACGCGAGGACACCGTGCAGTTGTACATGACATGGCGGATGGCCTTCTTGTCACCGTCGAATTCGAAGAGCAGCGCAAAGTAGACAGGGTCCACATCGTTGTTGCTCTCCACCAGCACGCCGTTGTTGTCCTTGATCTCTTTCAGGATCTGCTCACGGAACCAGTCGGGGATCAGGGCAATTTCCAGGTCGCCGGAATAGCCGTTGTTGGACACGGAACGGAAATACACGATGCCGTCCGCGTAGAACGGGTTCGTCTCGCCGTTGGCTTCCATCGACAGGCTCACCGCGCCGGGAATGGCAATGGGCGTCCCATAGCTGTACCCGCCCGCGCCGTCCCTCGACTGGATGGCGGCATGCACGTTTTTCAGATTGTATTTGATCTTGTTACTCATCTTTCAGCACCTCCATAGAATAGAGCACCTCGTACAGCCGCTCCTCAGCGATCCACACTTCGCTCTTGTCATAAAAAAAGCCGTGCCGGTCAAGCACAGCCTCCACCGCTGCCTCCGCATCCGGATCTTTCTTATCCGTATACAGCTCGAAATGCAGCTCATCGATCTTCACGAACACCTGCCCGTCCGCGGAAAAGTTGTCCGATGACGGGAACAGGAAAATCAGGAATGGGGGATCCGGGCTATCGCCTTCCGCAAAGTGGTCATAGGCCACTGGAAACCCCGTCTCCTCCGCCATATCCGCTATCTCTCCATATGTCATGCTTCATCCTTTCCGCAGGGCACGTTCAATGTCCCGCTCCAGTTCTTCCGTCGCGTGATCCTCAGCGGGCTTGATATGGGGAATCGCCCTCACCCTTCCCCCGCCGCGTTTCGCATGGCCGTTTTCCAGCAGGTGCGCCAGCATGTACCGGCTGGGGGAATACACCGTGACCTCGATGCCCGCATAGGATTCCGCCGTGACCTTGCTTGTCCAGGATTTTGCGTATTTTCCAGTCCTTACAGGCGCGGAGGCATTGATGTCATCTTTCGTAGTCTTGCCTGCCTTCTTTACCGCTTTCTTGAGTTCGTCGGCAGCCATGTCCTTATAGTCCGTCAGCTGCTTTTCGATCTCCGAGGCAAGCTGGTCGACCTTGATGCTGCGGCTCATCGTCTCTCCCTCCTGCAGGTAAAGCGGATCGAATCCTTCTGGTAATTCATCATGTCAACAGACTCGATGTTGTAGTTTTCGCCATGGAAAACAATGCGGAATCCCGTAGAAGTGACCGCCGCCAGTTCCGGACACCACCTTGTCTCAAAGGTGATGGAGCGTTCCTCGCTGGTCACCGCATCCCCGGATTCCTGTGCTGTATAGGTGTCTGCGTAAGCGAAGCAGGA